AATAGTGGCAGCCGCCTGCATTCCTCTGGTTGCAAAGGTAAAAACCCCCCAATCGTATAAACGCTGATCCTCGCTCGGTCCCAACGCTCCATTTCGCACATAGTGGATAGGATAAGCTGAGATGCCGGGAGCACATTCAATAGGGTGTATGCAATCATCTGAGGGTTTGCAGGAAGTTGAGAATTCATGATTCTCGGCCTCCAATTTTGAGGTGAATTCTTGATCGTAAGGGTTGTATCGAGTCGCCATTATGACCGTGCCCAAAGCAGTGTTAGTGCTATTGAGCGCGTCAGCCGAAGTTGACTTGAACTCGAATATCATGCCCCGTAAACGATACTGGGTGTAGAGACTGGCCATTCTACTGGCCCAAGGGAAAGTTGAAATCATGGCCGGGTTGATGGTGTAATTAAACGCCTGCCAACCTACTGAGCCTGTGACATCACCCAGAAATTCACGATTTGTGACACGAATAACATGTTTGCCCGAGCCAAACTCAGGCACTTGACCGTGAAATAAGGTGTTTTCTGAAACTTCATAATCTCCCATGCCTGTTATTTTCGAGAGCCACGCCCCTGCCTTTCGGGTGAACGTGCTTGCTCCTGGAACAGGAATCATCGATCCCAAAGCGGCCCCACCTTCTGTGAGGAGTGTTCGTCCAATTGTTTTCAAGAGTCCCGTTTCCGCTCGACGCTCTCGCCGTCTAGCCTTCTTCCTTTTCTTCTTGCGTTTGGCTGCCTTTTTAGCAGCCGGACCCATCCAACAACAAACAAACAATAGACAAATCAGTATGGAGGAAAATATTCCCACGTTCAAATCAATCGGTCTAGAATGGAGATGCTCTAATGCACAAGGATCATAATTCATCATCATAGCCAAGGTGTTGTAGGCTTTATGCAAACCGATGCCCAAATCCAAATGAAACCACGAGATCGTGGTGAACAAGATATGCAGATATTTGTGGCTGAAACCACCAAGCATCTCATCTTCCTCGCGGCCCATGTTGATGGCACGTTCAATGGCTTGTGATAATGTTTTTGCTCCTTCGAGTTTGTACAACTCCTCCTCCTTTGGCGCTTGCTCAATGATATACTCCATGGAATCATAATAGGATTCAGGCATCTCAACAGCTTCCACCTTAGAGGGGGCTGCCGGGCCGACATCCTTCATGAATCCTTCATGGAACCACTCACCTTTCCACTTGCATGGGAAGGAATTGATGGTCACATTGTGCTCGCACCATTCTTCCATCTCGATGACCAAATCGTAGGGAATTCCATACAACTCAGAAAATTGCATATATGTGTCACGCGAAGGGTATGTTGACAGACCACCTTTAATCCGATAGGGGTTTAGGTGTCTGTTATCAACTCTCGGTTTAATGCCGGCCAATTCTGCGCTATTGCAGATCGCCCTTAACACTCCTCCGACAATTGGAACATGCCCCGCCGTACACAGCAATCCTCTAGCTGTTCCATACAACAATGGCTTGAAGTTCTTTTGCGAATGATTATGGTAGTTGATGCCAAATTTGGCAAGCAATCTAAAAGGATTGTTGCCCCAGCGTAGAACCCCATCAACTCTCCAAAATCTCCCTGAACAATAGGTTGCCTGCTCGATCGATTCCCGTTCTAT